AAGGAACTGTATCAGGTGTAACACTTGTTGAAGAATATTCAATTGGTGTATATGAAACTGATGCAAATGAATTAGATACATCATCTGAATTCTATTACGATAGCGACAATGCGACATACGACCAAGTTGTAAACTTTAATGCAACTAAGGGAGAATAATAACCTTACTGTAGATTTAACATCTAACAATAAGGTTTTTAATTGTTTGAGTCCACAAGGCTCTTGGATTTTTCATCGCTTTGGTAAAAGAGCATATCCTTTAATCGATATCGACATTTCAAAAATAAAAAATCTTATTGAGTCAAATAAAATTACTACAGTAAATTTTTATAGTATCTTCGGTGATACTTTAGCACACCCTGACTTCGAAGATATATTTAACTTTTGCAAAGAAAAAACTATACCAGTACAAATCACAACAAACGGCTTTTACAACAATATATTAAATGCAAAGCATTCATCATACAGAGTCAAACTTTACGGTTTTACTAAAACTATAAATGATATATTGTTCGATGAAGATATCGATACTCTTAAAGAAAATTTGTTACAAATGAAAAATCTTACTATAGAGTATCATTGCTACAAACATAATTTAATTGACTTACCTGAACTACTACAATTCTGTAAAGAAAATGATATTAAAATTTTATGTGTTCCAGGTGTATGCATTCATGACGATATAAACCACGTAATAGATGTTGCAGGTAATTGGATGCATGATATAAATGGTATACAAAACATGGACTTAGATTACTTATACAGTGAAATCACAGAATTTGATAAAGCAATAGAATACTTTAAAGAATTTAATGCTATAGAATTAAACAAATCAGTAATAGGATATCACGTTATAAAATTAGCAGTAGGAAAACTTGAAGGTGAGGGAATTTTAGACACTAATTTATTAGACTTTAAAAAAGGTGAAATAGTAGATGAAGGATTACATATTACAGTTACTGGTCATATCTTAAATAATTTTAAACAATTTGTAAATGTTTCTAGTGCTATCCCAAACGATTGGAAGTTTGAAAACTTTTCACTCAAAGACGACTTTCAATCTGATTTAGTTGCTGACTTATCTAACTTTACTAACAATAGAGTATACTTATAGCGACTTAGAAATTGCTATATCACTAATATTATTACAAAAGTCATAAGGACAAATTGTTTTAGTTTCAGGTAATCTCCACTCAGAATTATTTATATTTCCAAAGTTTACAGCACCACACCAACTGCTATAGATATCGCCTAATGCATCTATATTAATACTTTCAAAACCTAAATGGCATTTCATTCCGCGAAACTTATTAAGTCCTTGATCTATTATTTGATGACTTTGTACATATTTTGCAGTACCGTCATCATATAAAAATTCTGTCATCCATGATTTAGGATCCGAAGGCTCTATGTTTTCTGTTTTTTCAGCAGGTTTTATTCCAGGACGTCTAAGTATATCTAATTCGTTGTCTGTGTACTCCCAATATGTTTCCTGCTTACTGTTGCGACCTAGTAACTTCTTATACATGGTTTTAACACATATACTTACATGATCATAATTGTTATGTTTACAATCTTTAAACAGATCACGCAAGGTGTCAACAAATATTCCTAATTCTTCTACTCTAGAACCTATCCCTGCTATATTAATATCTATTGTGACATACTCTTTTATTTCATTAATAACATCTATAAAATGCTGTTTGTCTTGCGATAAAGGATGATATGTTAATACAACTCCGTCCATATAGTGCTTTGCTTTAGACCACCATTTGACTGTTCTACTTGCATTAGTATATACTGTACTACTTGAATTATACTCACTAATAGTTTTTATGATGTCTTCAAACCCAGGTATTACAGTTACTTCTCCGCCTATTAATTCATAGTCTGTGCGTTTATCTAATGCGTTGTAGTGCGAAGATAGTCTTTTTATAGTGTCAATGTACTTATTTGTACTTAACCAAGGCTTAGAACCATCGTGTAATAGAGGAGGACAATAGTCACAACTATAATTACAGTTGTTACCCATATTCCATTGAATTCTTATTGCATTAGAATTATTTCTAATGTGCGGACCTTTTACTGATAAGAGGTTAGGAGCCTCGCATGACATCTGAGACTGTACCTAAACTTTCGCCGGCACTACCTATAACTTCAGCGCCTCCGAATGCAAATGCGGTGTTAGCCGCTCCCATTATGCCTATAATTTTTGCTAGTCCTGGACTGCTGATAGCAAAACCTACAAATACTGTACCCATACCCATTAACGGATGGCCACATGTTGCAGGTGTGCCGTTAAATGTAACACTTGCTTTTGCTTGATTAATTCCTGCTCTTACTGTAGGATTTCCTACTGGAAGTATTGCCGCGGCGTGTGGTGCCTCACCATGTGTAAACACTACATCTTTTTCTATACTTACTGGAGTACCGTCAGCGAATACAGTAGGCGCACCAGGACCTATTACTATTCCTTGAGCGTTACTTTGACCTGTTTTTCCTATTACTGGCATGTAAACTATTTATCTGCCAATTCTTTAGAATCTTCCTCTACTACTGTATTATAGTCGTCTGCACTGGATGGCAAACTTTCTGTGATTGATAAAACATGTGATTTATCTATAAAAATTGTTGCAGACTTACTTGTAAAAGTATAAGGAATAACTGCAATCTGCTCATTCGTAACAACAACTAATTTTGGATTGTCTAAACAAATTGTATTGTTTGTATCATCATTACTTATTAGTTGTGCTATTATTTCCATTCCTGATACTGTTTTTATAGTAACTATTTGTCCTAATAACTTATCTATTTCGTACATTATAAACTAAAACCTTTAAATGTGTTATCATCTACATCTTGTTTTGTACCGCCTATGACGTAAGATGATATTTCTGTTTCTTGCGGTGCTACTTGTACTTCCCCTCCACCTATCCATTTTTGTGTCCACGGTAATGGGTTTGTACTACTATTATATATCGCTTCTACACCTACTGCTCTCATTCTTTTGGCGGCAATAAACTCTACATATTGCTTTAAAAGTTCTGCGTTTAAGCCAATAATACTTCCGTCTTTGAACAAATAATCTGCCCAAGCCTTCTCTTGTTCAACTGCATCTACAAACATCTGTTTGCATTCTTCTGCTGTTTCTTCTTTAATTTTTGCAAAGTCTTTATCATCTTGTGGTAAAAGTTTAAGCATTTGCTGTGTACTTGCTAAGTGAACGTTTTCATCTCTAGCAATTAGTTTGATAATTTTTGCATTACCTTCCATTTTCTTAAGTTCTGCAAAGGCCCAACTACATGCAAAACTAACATAAAAACGTACACCTTCTAAGATGTTTACACTCATCAAACACATCCATAAACGTTTTTTATGCTCGTACTCATCGTAACTAGCAAGTCCTCTTGATCTTAAATCATTATATTCTATAAGTCTATCATAATTCTCTGATATGCTATCTGAACAATCTACTATTTCGTTTATATCTAACATTTCGTCGAATATTTTACTAGGATTAGCATATACATTTCTAATGATATGTGTATAACTTCTGCTGTGAATTGTTTCTGAGAATGCCCAAGTTTCAATCCATGTTTCCAGTTCAGGTATACTTACAATAGGTAATAGTGCTAAGTTAGGTGATCGACCTTGTACACTATCTAATAGTATTTGTCTTTTTAAATTACTAGTAAAAATATGTTGTTCGTGATCTGATAAGTTTTTAAAGTCAGTAGCATCACGTAAAATGTCTACTTCTTCTGGCCTCCAGAAAAAACCTAACTGTTTATCAGTAAGTTTATCAAACTGTTTATACTTTAATGTATCATATCTTTGAATGTCAACTGAACCGGCTGGGTCTAGAAACATTTTACGTTTTGTATGATCTGATTTTTTTATTTTAAATACACTCATTATATTTTACAACTCTCGCAATCTTCGTCATCTAATTCGCCTTGTGGCAAATCTTCTAATTTATCATCTTTGTTTATATCAATCTCACCTTGCCCGTCAAATGTGTTGTTATAGTATAATTGTTTACCGCCATACTTATAAAACATCAATAGATGCTGTAATAACATACTCATTGGTACTTTTTCATCTTCGAAGTGTTCTGGATTGTAAGATGTATTTACCGAAATACCTTGATCTATGTACTTTTGTAATACAGCCATAATCTTTAAATAGCCTTCTGGTGATTTTTGGTCCCACAGTAAATCATATTTATTTTTATAATATGGATACCCTGGTACCACTTGTTTCAGCACACCATGTTTGCTTTGCTTAATACTTACAAAACTACGTGGTGGTTCAATACCATTTGTACTGTTACTGATCTGTGCTGATGTTTCTGCTGGCATAAGTGCCATCAGTGTTGAATTACGGATACCAGTTTCTTTTAACTGCTTACGCAATCCTTTCCAATCTAAACGTTCTTTATGTTTTACTAATTCATCAAGTTCTAATTTATATGTCTGATTAGGTGTAATACCTTGTCCATATTTAGTTTCCATGTTTTTAGGACATGCACCTTTTTCTTGTGCTAAATCTGAACTTGCTTTGATTAACCAATAACTCCATGCTTCTGCCCATTCATCTACTAACTCTAAGTTCGGGTTTTGATATGTAGTATCATTTTTTGCTAACCAATATGCAAAATTTATTATACCTATACCTAGTGGACGTCTATTCATTGTACTTAATTGTGCCGCTAATACAGGATATTCTTGATAGTCTAATAATTCATCTAATCCTCTAACTGCTAAATTACAAATTTTTTCGAACTCACTTGGGTCTTTAAGTACGCCCCAATTCACAGCACTTAATGTACACAAACTGATTTCACCATCTGGATCGTTAATATCTTTCAATGGCTTAGTAGGTAAATCAATTTCACAACATAAATTACTTTGCTTAACTGGTGCTACTTCTTCTATAAATGCTCCATGTGTATTAGCATGATCAACATTCATTAAATATATTCTACCTGTGTCTTTGCGTTCTTGTACAAAATTACTAAACAGGTCTATTGCTGGTATAGTTTTCTTTTTAATACTTGTCTTACGTTCTGCTTGTTCGTATAATTCTTGGAACTTGTCTTGATCTGCAAAAAAGGCTTCATACAATCCAGGAACATCATGTGGTGAGAACAATGTAATGTTACCGCCACTTATGAGTCGTTCATACATCAGTTTGTTAAACTGTACACCATAATCCATATGACGTACTCTGTTGTCCTCGGTACCTTTGTTGTTCTTTAATACTAATAAGTCCTCTACTTCTAAGTGCCAAATAGGATAGTATAGTGTAGCCGCTCCGCCTCTTACTCCACCTTGTGAGCATGACTTAACTGCTGATTGGAATAGTTTATAGAAGGGGATAACTCCTGTGTGAGTTGTGTCTCCACTCCTTATAGGTGACCCTACTGCTCTAATACTGCCTGCGCCAATACCAATACCTGCCTTTTGACTTACATACTTGACTACTGCACTTGTAGTTGCATTAATGCTATCTAAACTATCGCCTGTCTCAATTAGTACGCAACTACTAAACTGTCTTTGTGGTGTTCTAACACCTGCCATAACTGGCGTAGGCAAGGAAATTTTAAATGTACTAATAGCATCGTAATATGCTTTTACATATTGTAATCTAGTTTCTGCTGGATACTTAGCAAACAATGTTGCCGCAATCATCATGTATGCTACTTGTGGTGTTTCAAATATCTCACCTGTGCTTCTATTCTGCACTAAGTACTTGCCTCGGAACTGTTCCATGGCCGCATAAGTTAATACCTCATCACGGTCATGTTTTATAAAATCGTTGAGTTCGTTAATTTCTTCTTTTGTATATAGTTCAGTAAACTCAGCATCATAAAATCCTG